TAGAAAATAGTAAAAAATTAAATATATATAATAAGAGCCCCGGGACAGCGGGCCAAACGGGACACTTGCAATTTTCATGCAATTTTTGGCCCAAAATCCTAGTGGGTAACGAACCCATACAAAAACTTTTCCTATAATGGATAGAACGGGGCCCATTAGGCCCTTACCCACTGGGGTTTTACCATTTCTTTACCTTTGCGAAAGGAGCAAACATGAGCGCAAAGGAAAACAAGTACCAGCGAGATCTGATGGGGAAGCTATCCCGGCTATTGCCCGGATGTCTTATCCTGAAGAACGACCCTAACTATCTACAGGGAGTTCCTGATCTTCTGATCCTTCACGGCGACATGTGGGCCATGCTTGAAGTCAAGGCATCGGACAAGGCGCACGTTCAACCGAACCAGACATATTATGTCAATCGCCTGACGATGATGGGCTTCGCTCGTTTCATCTACCCGGAGAACGAGAAGGAAGTCCTTGACGAACTTCAGCTTTATTTTGGAGTCCGCCAGTGAAATTCGTCGATCACTCTAACCTCGAAGGCAAGCACGCATTCCTCGGGGCGAGTAAAAGCTCATGGCTTCGATATGATGACGATAAAGTCCTCAAGACATATCGCAATGCTCGAGCAGCTGCTATTGGTACTCAACTCCATGAGATTGCTGCTGAGCATATTCGTTTGGGGCTCCCCTTCGGTGACACCGCTGATACTGTCGGTATGTTCGTTAACGACGCCATCCGATATTCGATGACCCCGGAGCAGGTTCTATATTTTAGCCCCCATGCCTTCGGAACCGCCGATGCGATTTCATTCGATCCAGACAATGAACTGCTGCGCATTCACGATCTCAAGACCGGACTAGGCCCGACCAAGTTCGAACAGCTCGAGATCTACGCCGCGCTTTTCTGCCTGGAGTATAATATTTCCCCGACGATCAATATGCATCTTCGCATTTATCAAAACGGTGAAGTAAGATCCCACACTCCCGATACAGATGATATTCGGGACATCATGCGCCGAATCGTACATTTCTCGGATATTCTAGACTTGGAGGACCAGTGCTGAACGTTAATACCCCCACCCCTGAAGAAACAGACGATACTCTGGCCCATTACGGTATTCTGCGTAAGTCAGGCCGCTACCCTTGGGGATCCGGTAAGGACCCATATCAGCGTTCCCTTGATTTCCAAGGTCTCGTGAAGGGACTCGAGGGCAAAGGGATGAGCGAAGCTGAGATTGCTCGCGGTCTCGGTATGACAACCACGGAACTCCGAGCAACTAAGTCGATTGCTAAGCGTGAGCGCCAGGCTGTCGAGATCGCTATGGTGCGCAAGCTTGACGCGAAGGGTATGTCGCAGAGTGCTATCGCGGACCGTCTCGGTGTTTCTTCCAGTACGGTGCGTAACTACCTGAAGGAAGACGCTGGACGAACTGCCAGCAAGATCGAGGGTACTGCGGATATTCTGAAGCGAGAGGTTGATAAACACAAGTATATTGATATTGGTGCTGGAACCGAGGTGACACTCGGAACCACTGCCACGTCTCTCAAACTTGCTTCCTCCACACTCGAAGCCCAGGGTTATCATGTCGAGGATATTAAGATCCGTCAGCTCGGTACTGATAATTACACTAGCACTCGCGTTCTAGTCGCGCCCGGTATCGAAAAGCGTGAGGTCGTCCAGAATCTAGATAAGATCCATGTCGTTGGTGTTCGCACAGATCCTGATGGTACTAAGCTGTCGCTCAAGCCGCCCGCCCCTCTTGACTCTAAGCGAATCATGGTTCGATATTCTGAACAGGGCGGGGCCGACATGGATGGTGTTATTGAAATTCGTCGAGGCCTAAAAGACCTCAACCTGGGTAAGTCGAATTACGCCCAGGTTCGTATTTCTGTAGACGGAACCCATTACCTCAAGGGAATGGCGATCTACGCAGACGATCTTCCTGCTGGAAAAGATGTTCGTTTCAACACGAATAAATCCAAGAAGGTCCCCATGATCGGCGACGGCGATACAGTACTCAAGAAAATGAAAGACGATCCAGACAATCCGTTCGGTGCCGTTATCCGCCGACAGATGGAATACCTGGATTCCAAGGGTAACAAGAAGCTGTCGCCCGTAAATATCGTGAACGAGGAAGGTTCTTGGGGAGACTGGACTAAGACACTGTCGGCCCAGTTCCTTTCGAAGCAGAACTTGTCATTCGCAAAACAACAGTTGGATATTTCAACTTCGGAGAAGAAGGAACAGTTTGAGAAAATCATGTCTCTTACGAATCCCGTTCTCCGGAGAAAAGCTCTGCAGGAATTCGCGGACTCATGTGATTCGGACTCTGTCCGTCTTAAAGCAGCAGCTGTACCGAACCAGGCATATCAGGTTATTTTGCCAGTCAAGACCCTGAAGCCTACCGAGGTATATGCTCCGAACTTTAAGAACGGAACACAGGTCGCACTAGTTCGATATCCTCATGGCGGCACATTCGAGATCCCCATCGTCACAGTGAATAACGGACATAAGGGAGCCCGACGCACCATTGGTGAAATGGCTGCGGATGCTATTGGTATTCACCCTAAGGTCGCACAGCGTATGTCTGGTGCGGACTTCGACGGTGATACTGTCATGGTTATTCCGGTGACACCAAAGAGTCGTATTCGGTCCACGTCTCCTCTCAAAGGTCTTGAAGGCTTTGATCCCTCTGCTGCGTATCCCGGATACCCTGGGATGAAAGTGTTGACGGAGGCCGGCAAGCAGCGTGAGATGGGTAAGATTTCGAATCTTATTACCGACATGACAATCAAGGGGGCTACGGAAGCTGAACTAGCCAAAGCAGTCCGACACTCGATGGTTGTTATCGACGCCGCCAAGCATAAGCTGGATTATAAAACGTCGGCCGCCGATAATGGTATTGATTCACTCAGGAAGAAATACCAGGGCGACGATAACGTAGCCACTCTTATTTCCCGTGCTAAATCAGATATGATCGTTCCTAAGCGGAAGCTCCGCTCCGCAGCAAAGGGCGGACCCATCGATCCAATCACGGGCCGTAAGGTATACGAGGACACAGGCGAAACATATACTGTGGTTAAGGAGTTCAAGACCAAGGCCCCTCGTGTGGATACCATGTTGCGTATGCAGAAGGTACCGCGCATGGAGTTGGTTGACGACGCGCGTAAGCTTTCATCTGGTACCCCCATGGAAGAACTATACGCAGGCTATGCCAACAACATGAAGACCCTAGCTAATAGGGCTAGGAGGGAGATCGTTGATACCCCCATCCTGAAAAGAGACCCCATTGCTGCCAAGGAGTACGCGGATGAAGTGGCCTCGCTCAAGGAGAAGGTACGTACAGCCCTCACTAACGCACCCAGGGAACGCCAGGCCCAATTAGTGGCCGGTGGTGTGGTGAAGGCTAAGGTCGACGAGAATCCTTCCATCACAAAGGAAGAGCGGACTCGTCTTGAGTCGCAAGCCCTCAAGGCTGCGCGAGCCCGCACTGGGGCCTCCCGCAAGGAGGTACAATTCGACATCACAGACAAGGAATGGAAAGCCATCATGAATGGTGCTGTTAGTAACGCCATGATGGAGTCCATTGCTAGGTATGCGGACCCAGAACGATTGAATGAACTATCCATGCCTAAAGACAAACCAGTCCTTTCGACTAGTGTGATTGCTCGTGCTCGTGCTATGGCTCGAAACGGTGCAACCACATCTGAGATCGCAGAGATGCTCGGCATCTCAACGTCCTCCGTGCGAGAAGCTGTTAGAGGTTGATAGTCATGACAACTCGTTACCTTACAACAACTGACAATCCTTACGATCCTAAAGATGAGTTCGACTTGTGGTTTGCGTTCGACACGAACAATGGCTACAACTCTTGTGCCCTCCTCGATCGTGTGTGTAAGACTAGCTCAAACCTAAGTGATGCGTTGATTGCTGATGATGTGAACGAAGCAATCGATTGGATCATCGCTTGGGACACAACAGGATTGCGAACGTTTGTCGAACGATGAACGTCACGATGGATCGCAAGCCGGAGGATGACCGGTGCCCATCCCTTAACACCCCGGGGGCTGGTAGTGCGATTACCACCCCCACCCCAAATCGCGCCCCTCCTCGATTTACCTCCGGAGGGATATTTCGAGATGGGTTTTAGCCTACACGGCCTGGTTCTCTCATCGGCCGGTCTTTCATGCTCCTTTCAACCGGCGGTCGTGTAGGGTAAAACTCGTCTCGCACGCACCAAAAGAGGAGCATGTATGGTTAAAAAGCGGGGAAAACCCCCTACTAGCCCAGAAGAAGCGGAGCGATTGGCTATTGCAGGTGCGATGGATCTAGCCGCGCAGCAGATTATGGACGGTACAGCGTCCAATTCTGTGATCCTACACTTCCTAAAACTCGGTGGAAGTAGGGAAAAGCTGGAACAAGAGCGCATTAAAGCGGACACTCTACTCGCACAGGCTAAAGTTTCGGCTCTCGAGTCGGCAGCCAGAACCGAAGAGCTTGTTTCGGAAGCGTTGGATGCCTTCAGGTTATATTCTGGAGAGCCCGATGCGCAGCTATAGCGAATTGTCCAGGCTGGAGACCTTCGAAGAGCGACTCGAATACCTTTCCTTGAACGGAGAGTTCTTCGACGAGACCTTCGGCGGCTCCAGATGGATGAATCAGGATTTTTACAGATCTGACGTCTGGCGAAAGGCTCGGACAGAGGCGATCGCTAGGGATCTGGGCTGCGATCTAGGTATAGAGGGTTATGAGATCTACGATGGTATCGTGGTGCACCATATAAACCCTCTGACACCCCGACAATGCTCTGATGCAGACCCATGTATGTGGGATCTGAACAACCTTATTTGTGTATCTAGGGATACGCATAATGCTATTCACTACGGAACGTCTCCACTAGCTCTGGTCGACTTCGAACCGAGGAGCCCGGGAGACACGATGTTATGGGGGAGGAGGCTCTCGTGACTATTCTAGAAGAAACAAAAAGATACCTTAATATCGAGAATGAAGACACAGACTTCGATCTCGAGCTAATCGACGCTATTGAGAACTCCCTCATGACTGCTACGCAGTTGACAGAGGACCCATCTCTTCCTCAGTCTGCGTCGGCTGACTATCCAACCACGGTACTTGGTAGAATGCTACGACAGTATGTCAATTACTCTGTCAAGCTAGCGTTCGATCCACCGGCCACATCATTCACGATTGAGGCCATTAAGCAGCTAAGGAGTGAGATCGAGTGGAGACTCACAATTCAGAGGAACTAGCACACTACGGCGTCCTTGGTATGAAGTGGGGCGTCCGTAAGCAGCCTGAAAACAGCACGGGTTCAGCAATCAAGACCAAGGAAGAAAAGGTCAAGATCGCTTCTGATCGAGCAGCAGCCGCCCAGGCGAAGATCGATGCAAAGGAAGCCCAGAAGGCTGCTAAGAAGGCTGCTAAGAAGGCAGCTAGCACTGCTAAGAAGGCAGCTAGCGGTGCTAAGAAGGCAGCCAGTGGCGCCAAGAAGGCTGCTAGCGCAGCTCGTCAGAAGATTTCTAAGGCTAGCGCTGATCATGCTCAAAAAAGGGCTGAAGCAGCACGCAAGAAGCTTGAAAACCAGAAGCTTCGAGAAGCTCGCAAGGCTGAGCAGGATCGAAAGAAGAAGCAGCGAGATGCAGAGCGTGCTCAGAAGCAGCACGAGCGCGACGAGAAGAAGAAGGCTAAGGAAGCAGAAAAGCAAGCTAAGCTTGAGAAGTATGCGACCACACCAAAGGGTGGCCTTACTCGAGACCAGAGGAAGGCGCTACCTAAGAATCTGGCCACTACAGATCTCATCGAACAAAATAAGCGTCTCCAGCTCGAGAAGACCAACTCAGAACTGAAGGCTAAGCTCGCAGAGTATGAGAAGGCAAACCGATCTCAGTTCGCAAAGCTCGCTGACACATTTATGAGCGAGGCCAGCACTAATCTTACTAAGTATGCAGCCAAGAGGGCTACCGATATGCTTATTGGAGCCATCGATTCCAACCTGTCTACGGGTAACATCAAGGCACTGGCTAAGGAAGCCGATCGAGCTACTGGTCTTTCGGAAATCGTAAATAAGAAGGATAAGAAGTAGTGACACTTTCTAATACGGCCACACCAAAATACTATGGAGAATTCAGAGATAAAGTCCTAGCTGGAGAAATTCCGGTCTCTCGAACCATTGAAATGGAGATGAACCGTATTGATGATCTTATTGCTAATCCTCGTTACTATTACGACGACCAGGCAATCGAGGGCTTCATCGCTTTCTGTAACAACGAGATGACTCTGACTGACGGAGCAGACCTGACACTACTTGACAGCTTCAAACTTTGGGCTGAAAGTCTGCTGTCGTGGTTTTACTTCGAACGAGTAACCAAATTCATCCCGGACGAGAACGGTCACGAAGGTAGGTACGTTCAGGTAGACGAGAAGAGAAGGCTTGTAAACAAGCAGTATCTTATCGTCGCTCGAGGCGCCGCCAAATCGATGTATATGTCGTTCATTCACGCGTATTTCCTTACGATTGATACGGCGACTACGCATCAGATCGCAACGGCACCAACAATGCCTCAGGCAGAAGAAACACTGAGCCCCTTTAAGACTGCTATTACGCGGTCTAGAGGACCCCTGTTCAAGTTTCTGACCGCCGGTAGCGTGCATTCTACGTCGGGAGGTAACCGAAACAAGGCCCTCCTAACACCTACGAAGCGCGGGATCGAGAACTTCTCGACCAAATCGCTACTTGAAGTTCGCCCCATGAATGTTGATAAACTTCAGGGCCTCCGAACCAAGGTGAATACAGTAGACGAATGGCTATCCGGAGACGTTAGACAAGACGTCATCTCTGCTCTAGAGCAAGGCGCGTCCAAACTCAACGACTGGGTGATCCTCGCAGTGTCTTCCGAAGGCACAGTCCGAAACGGCATCGGTGATTCCATCAAAATGGAGTTACTTAGCATCCTAAAGGGAGACTACTACGATCCGCACACGTCTATCTGGTATTACAGACTGGATGAAGTGGAGGAAGTAGCAGATCCCAACATGTGGATCAAAGCTCAGCCGAACATCGGTAAGACTGTGTCTTACGATACCTACCAACGAGACGTCGCTCGAGCTGAAAACGTGCCCTCAGCCCGTAACGACATCTTGGCTAAGCGATTCGGAATTCCGATGGAGGGCTATACGTACTTCTTCACATATGAAGAAACGATTCCTCACCAGAAGAGGGAGTACTGGCAGATGCCATGTGCTATGGGAGCGGACCTTTCGCAAGGTGATGACTTCTGCGCCTTTACATTCCTCTTCCCGCTAGGCGACGGTACCTTCGGAGTCAAGACTCGAGCTTACATTACGACCAGAACCTTCGACAAGCTACCCGCCGCGGGGCGCGTCAAGTACGAATCTTTCATCCGTGAAGGATCGCTACAGGTTATGGACGGAACCATCCTCGACATGATCGCGGTATATAACGATCTAGATGATTATATCATCAGATCTGAATTCGATGTCCGAGCTTTCGGATACGATCCGTACAATGCAAGAGAGTTCGTCGAGCGCTGGGTGACTGAAAACGGGCCATATGGCGTCCACAAGGTCATTCAGGGCGCCCGAACCGAGTCTGTTCCGCTCGGTGAACTTAAGAAGCTGTCGTCCGATAGGCACCTGCTCTTCGATCAAGAGCTGATGTCCTGGGCGATGGGTAACACAATCACAATCGAAGATACTAACGGCAACCGAAAGATCTTAAAGAAACGAATGGATCTCAAGATCGATAGCGTCGCAGCTCTGATGGACGCTTGGGTCGCCTATAAACAACAACTAGACGACTTCGCGTAAGGAAAGGAGGTTGTATGGGTATCCGATCGAGACTTACGAAAGCCTGGAACGTGTTCACAAACAACGACTCTCATTCGTTGATTACTCGGACATACAGTGAATACAGACCTAGGTATCGATCTGGCGGGAGTGTTAACCTAGTTCAAACGCTTTACAACAAGATTGCATTGGACGTCTCTAACACTCCGATTCGTCATGTCCGTGTCGATCAAAATGGCAGGTATGATTCAGAACAGCCGTCCAAGCTAAACGAATGCCTTTCGTTGATGGCTAACGTAGACCAGACATCCAATAGTCTGATCTACGAACTCGTGTACACAATGCTTGAATACGGGTCTGCGGTTCTGGTACCAGTCGATACAGACATCCAATTGAACGAAGACGGCTCGTTTGATGTCCTTTCAATGCGCGTAGGTCGTGTTGTAAACTGGTACACTGATTCGGTCGATGTAGATGTCTATAACGACCGTACTGGAAACCGAGAAACGATCACCGTTTCTAAACATTCTGTCTGTGTTGTTCACTCGCCACTGTATGACGTCACTGCGACCAACGGCTCGTTGGCCCAGCGACTCGCACGAAAGCTCGATGCACTAGACGCCATTGATAATAGTGCCTTGGGTAAGAAACTGGATCTTATCATCCAGCTTCCGTATTCGGTACGAGGCGAACTTAGACAACAGCAGGCAGAAAGTCGACGCGAGGCCATTGAATCGCAGCTTCGAAACTCTGAGATCGGCGTAGCCTATGTCGACGGAGCCGAGAAGATCACTCAGCTAAACCGTCCCGTGGAGAACAACCTACTAGATCAGGTTAAGTATCTGACGGAGCAGCTCTACAATGCTCTAGGCTTTACTGAGAGCGTATTCAATGGCACCGCGGATGCAGAGACCAACCTGTCCTACTACAATAGGACAGTTCGACCGATCTTGGACAGCATCACCAAGTCGGCAACTATGGTCTTCTTGACTAGGACCGCTCGAACTCAGGGACAGCGTATCATCTACGTTCGCGATCCCTTCTCTTCGGCGTCCCTAGACTCGGTCGCGTCGATGGCACAAACGTTCATTACCAACCTGGTGATGACGCCTAACGAGATTCGATCCATTATCGGTCTGCCTCAGGCTACAGATCCTAAGGCTGATCAGTTGGCGAACCCGTACACAAGCTCTGCAAACGCAGAATCCAAACAGGAGGTTCAAAATGACAGTGTCGATGGATCTTGACACTAGCAAGGCCGACTTTTCCGGCTGGGCCACTGTTGCCGGCGTAAAGTGCAGTGATGGTCGAACTATCGGCCACGATGCATTTTCGCAGAACGATGGGGCCGTTGTGCCTCTTGTTTGGCAGCACGGCCATGGAGAGGTCACCAACGTCCTCGGGCACGCAATGCTCGAGAACCGAGGTAAGGGCGTGTACGCCTACGGCTTCTTTAATGGAAGTCAGCAGGCTAACCATGCACGCGAGCTGATCGAACACGGTGACATTAACGCCATGTCGATCTTCGCAAACCAGCTCCGACAGAATGGACCCATCGTTGAGCATGGAAACATCATTGAGGTGTCTCTGGTTCTTCGAGGAGCCAACCCTGGGGCTACTATCGAGAACGTTTCTGTGGCTCACAGCGACGATTCTGGATACTCCGCCGTCATTCGAATCACGGAAGACGACGCGGCTCATGAAGACTTCGAGGGTGGGGAAGAAGAAACCGCCAACGAAGAAGATTCCTCTCCCGAGGGGGATCGTACTATCGGTGATATTCTCTCCGAGCTCACCGAAGAACAGAAGGAGGCCGTCAATTATTTGATCGCCGCCGCAATCGACATGGAATCCGAAGAGGACTCCGAAGAGGACTCCGAAGAAACCGACGAAGAAACCGACGAAGAGGAAAACATGAAGCACAACATCTTCGAGGGCGGCGACAAGGCTGCCCAGAACACCCTGTCCCACTCGGATTTCGCCGCTATTGTTGAGCGTGCGAAGACGAACGGCACCACCCTGTCCGAGGAACTGCGTCACGCGGACTATGGTATCGAGAACATTGGTTACCTGTTCCCCGACGCCAAGTCCATCACCGATGAGCCCATTACTATCGATCGCGATCAGTCCTGGGTCTCTGTCGTGATGAACAGTACGAAGCACTCGCCTTTCGCTCGCATCAAGTCCATCTTCGCGGATATCCGCGACGACAAGGCTCGCGCTAAGGGTTACGCGAAGAAGGCGCAGAAGAAGACTGATGAGGTCATCAAGCTGCTCATGCGCACGACTTCCCCCACAACCATTTACAAGAAGCAGCGTCTGGATCGCGACGACATCGTCGACATCACCGACATGAACGTTGTCTCCTGGCTCAAGTCCGAGATGAAGGGCAAGCTCAACGAGGAAATCGCTCGCGCGATCCTCCTGGGTGACGGTCGTACCGAGTCCGATCCGGATAAGGTGAACGAGGAGGCGATTCGCCCCATCATCAAGGAGAACGACCTCTACGCCTTCCATAAGGTTCTCGAGCACGACACGACCGATGAGACCCTGGTCGACGATATCGTCCTGGCGTCTGCGGACCTCGAGGGCTCCGGTTCCCCGACCCTATTCATCGACAAGAAGCGCCTCGTTTCGCTCCTTCTCCTGAAGGACAAGAACGGGCGTCGCATCTACGAGACCGAGGCTTCCCTCGCGGCAGCCATGGGTGTCTCGAAGATTGTCACCGTTCCGCAGATGAACGGCTTCGAGCACCAGATTAAGGGTGCCGACACCGAGCTTCTCGCCATTGTGGTCGACCTGCGCGACTACACGATCGGCTCCAACGCCGGCGCTGAGCTGGGCATGGCCGAGACGTTCGACCTGGATTTCAACCAGTACAAGTACCTCATGGAGACCCGTCTTTCGGGCTCCCTGACGGCACCGTACTCGGCTCTTACGGTCTCCCGCAAGAAGGCGTGACTGTATGTCGAAGTTTAGCGGTAAGCTAGGCTTCGTAACTACGGTAGAGTCGGAGGAAGGTGTTTATCTAGAGGAGCGAAAAGAAGTACCGGCCAAGGGTTTCCTTCGCAGGATCTCGAACAGGTACAACAATTCGGACTCCGTAAACACCAACCTCCGACTCTCCAACGAAGTTAGCGTAATCGCAACTCCGTGGATGAACAACCATTTGATGGACCTTCGATACGTAGTGTGGAAAGGTTCAAAATGGGAGGTACAATCGGTATCTATCGATCCACCACGAGTTACGATCAACCTAGGGGGTCTGTATGCGCACGTATAAGGACCTTCTACACCTTCTCAGGAAGGCTGTAGCCCATAACAGGGTGTACTTCCAACCGCCTGAGAATCTTAAGATGGACTACCCTGCGGTATTGTTCCATCTGTCCCGTAATAAGTCGACACATGCTTCGGATCGTCGGTATAAGGATAGTCTTGAGTACACAGTGACTCTGATCACCAAAGACCCACAACCCGATGCGATCGACGCTATTCTCGACATACCTTACACAACGCTAGACACGACATACACCTCCGAGGGTATGAATCACTTCGTGTTTACAACCTACCTCTAAGGAGAAATCATGGCACCTATCAAGTGGGACGAAGAAGGCCAGCACGTTTACCAGACTGGCGTCAACAAGGGCGTTCTGTTCCCTTACGATCTCAAGCAGAACCGTTATGGTAACGGCGTGGCTTGGAACGGCCTCAAGTCGGTTTCCGAGAGTCCGGAAGGCGCCGAGTCTTCGGACGTCTACGCGGACAACATCAAGTACCTCACGCTGATTTCGGCGGAGAACCTGAAGTTCACGATCGAGGCGTACACGTACCCCGACGAGTTCGCAGTGTGCGACGGCACCGCTGCTCTTCTCGCCGGTGTCAACATCGGCCAGCAGCCTCGTTCGCGCTTCGCGTTCTCGTACTGCACCAAGCTCGGCAACGACACCAAGGGCGACCAGTATGGTGAGCTTCTGCACATCATCTACGGCGCTATGGCGGCACCTTCCGAGAAGGCTTACAACACCATCTCGGATTCGCCCGAGGCTATCGCGTTCTCGTGGGAGTGCTCGACGACTCCGATCAACGTGACGGGTGCTCAGCCCACCTCGCTGATCACGATCGACTCTACCAAGCTCACCCCCGAGAAGTACAAGAAGATCACCGACAAGCTGTATGGCATCGCTGGTCCCGCTACGCTGCTCACTCCCGACGAGATTAAGACGCTCGTGGCGGCATGATCTCACTAACGCTTGAACTCCCCGGGGAAGAGCGGTTCGACGAGGACTCGTCCACGTTCGTAACCATGCCTTCGTACACTTTACATCTAACACACTCACTGGCAGCCGTGAGTAAGTGGGAGTCAGTCTACAAACGCTCGTTTCTAGACAACCCTCCCGCTACTCCGGAAGAAACAGTGTACTATGTAGAATGTATGTCGGAGGAACCTCTCCCCGGGGATTTCATGCGTCGACTTGATCGAAACGTTCAGGTCAAAATAGCAGAATACATCGCCGACGAAGCCTCTGCCACTCATCTACTAGACCCGCCTTCCAGGGGCGGACCTAAAGATTCCATGACCAGTGAACTCATCTACTGGTATATGTCGCAGTTTAACATCCCGTATGAGTGCGACAAGTGGAATCTAAACAGACTACTTACACTGATTAAGCTTTCCGCCGCTAAACAGGGCGGCAGTAATGCCAGCGCCAGTGCAACAGCAGCTCAACGAGCAGCTATGAATAAGGCCCGTCGGGCTAAATACAACTCGAAAGGTTAATTGTGGATTTTTCCAATCTCATTGCTGATAAGCAGTACTTCATCAACCGATCGTTTACCCGAGGTCGCGAGGGTAAGGACATCGAGTTCATCGTTCTGCACCACAACGCCGGAGTCCGTCAGTCTACAGAGACTGTAGGTAACTTCTGGGAAGGCGCCGGAACTTCGGCGCACTACCAGGTCGAGGTCGATGGCACCATTGGACAGACTGTCCATGATTACGATACTGCGTACCATGCCGGTAGCTGGGAAGCTAACACCAAGTCCATCGGTATCGAGCACGCCAACATCACGGGTCCCAACGACGGAACACCTTGGGATATCTCCGAAGCCACGATCAAGTACGGTGGTTACCTTACCGGTGCTCTCTGCTACGGATACGGTCTTGGTTCGCCCACGTGGGGATGGAACGTGTTCCCGCATTCAGACTTCTCCTCGACGGCTTGCCCGTTCCAGCTCCGAGACAAGTACCGCGACGCCTACATGGGCTACGCGGTCGAGATGTACAACCGCCTATCCGGAGGAGAGGTCACTCCTGCGTACGCACCTCCCGCGGTCACTACGGTCGACCGTCGCGAGCAGCTTGCCAAGGTTCTGCACTGCTCCGCAGATGCTTCTGACCTGAACCTTCGGGCGCTCGTCCTTGTCTCTGCATCTGACTGGGGCGGCAATAACTTCCCGTGCGGAATTGAATTCGCTCAGGAAGTCGTCGGTACCGAGGTCGATGGTGTCTGGGGTGAGCTTTCGGAAGAGGCTCACGACGATACCGTTGCTGAGGTTCAGCGAATCCTCGGGGTGACGACCGATGGTATCGTAGGCCCGATCACCGCGACCGAACTTACTCGCGTGATCAACAATTAACAGAAAGGAGGGCCGTCATGATTGAGATGAGTTTCAAAGGAGACTTCGACACGTCAAAATGGCTGCAAAAGGTAAAGGATCAGAATCTTCGGTCTGTACTTGGCGATGCAGCTTCACGTGGTCTGGCGGCCCTCCAATCTGCAACCCCAGAAAAGACTGGTAAAACAGCTTCTTCTTGGGCTTACAAGACGGTAAAAACCAGTCGAGGTATTAAGATCGTCTGGTATAATACCCATGTTGTCGATGGAGTGCCTATTGCCATCATCCTGCAATACGGACACGGTACTAGACAGGGCGGATATGTGCAGGGTCGAGACTACATCAACCCCGCTATGCGCCCAATTTTCAAAGAGATCGATGAAATGGTGAGAAAGGCACTCGAGTAACATGGCAAAGTCTATTGAAAACAAGGTCGTAAGTCTTGAACTCGACGACTCCAAATTCTCTTCCAAGGTTGAGGGCGTTCTTAAGAATGTAACCCGCCTTAAGGAAGGAATGAACTTCAAGACCGCAACCACCGGTCTTGACGGAATCAACCCGGCAGCTCAGAATGCTGCTAAGGGTATGAATGGCCTCGCCACCAGTGTCAAGAACGTAAACACTACTATTACCGGGGCCTCTTCAGGCGCAACTGCGAGTACGGCAAACATCGGTGCGGTCGCGAAGCAGACGTCTACCAACTTTACAATGCTTGGAGGCGCCGCTTCGGTGGCGCTTGGTAACATCGCATCGAAGGCGATCATGGCCGGCGGCTCGATGCTAACCTCCTTTGCATTCGGACCGATTCTGGACGGTTTCCGAGAATACGAGAACCAGCTTAACGCGGTTCAGACTATTCAGGCTAACACCTTCTCCAAGGGTGAGACAGTCGCCACCATTAATGCGGCCCTTGACGAGCTGAACCAGTACGCCGATAAGACGATTTACTCGTTCAGTGAAATGACCAAGAACATTGGTATGTTCACATCTGCCGGCGTCGGTCTGAAGGAATCGGTGTCCTCGATTAAGGGCCTTTCCAACGTGGCCGCTATGTCCGGTGCATCTTCAGCACAGGCAGCCACGGCTATGTACCAGCTTTCGCAGGCACTGTCAACAGGTGTCGTGAAGCTGCAGGACTGGAACTCGATTGTCAACGCCGGTATGGGTGGCGAACAGTTCCAGGAATCGCTTAAGCGAACTGCTCGTACATACGGCGTCGAAGTTGATGCAATGATCGACAAGGCTGGATCTTTCCGAAATTCGCTAGCTCAAGGTTGGCTTACTTCGGAGATCATGATCGAGACGCTCGCCCAATACACTGGCGACCTCTCTAAAGAGCAGCTCCTGAATGCGGGTTATACGTCCGAGCAAGCGGACGAGATCATGAAGCTCGCAGAGACCGCAAACGATGCTGCTACGAAGGTCAAGACTTTCGCTCAGCTCATGGACACCGTTGCGGAGTCTCTGGGCTCTGGATGGGCGTCCCTATTCAGGACCTTCTTCGGTGACTTCGAACGAGCTCGAACCCTTTGGACCGGCGTCAGTGACGTCGTCAATGGCGGTATCAGCGCATTCTTCGATGCCCTGCAGGGGATCCTAGATCGCTGGGACGAACTCGGCGGATGGTATGAGTGGTGGTATGCCCTCATGGATCTGTGGAAGGCCGCGTCCAAGCCGATCTTCGCTATCGGTCAGGCAATCAAGGATGTCTTCGACGGGGACGCTGGCAGTGCACTGTTCGCATTCTCGAAGTTCTTCCACCATGAAATCGCCAACTGGCTGATCATGTCGGACCAGATGGCTTCGGACATCGGCCGAATCTTCAAAATGGTAGCCCAAATCATCTGGCCAGTAGTGAAGGCTCTGCTCGGATTCGGAGCAGCGATCGGTCAAGTGGTCGTCGCTGCTATCAAGATCGGTCTGATCCTTGTCGGAGCCCTAGTCAAGCCCCTGCTACAAGTAGGAGGTAAGATCTCCGAGATCATTGATGTCTTCGCCAACTGGTTCGGCCAGATGACCGGGGGCGTTGACATTCTCGGAGCTCTCGGGTCTATCCTTAACACGGTAGTCGGTTGGGTTCAGTCTCTTGCGGACTGGTTCGTTCAACTCACAAACCTCGCGATCGCACCCTTCTTCAACGGGATCCGTACGGTGATTGAAGCCGTGCTTCCTCCCATCGGAGAATTCTTCGGTGTTCTTAGGGACGCCGTTAAGAATGTGTTCGGACCTCTTGTCGCGGGTCTGAGTGGTCTCGGTGGATCGTTTGACGCATTCCTAAACGACACATCAAGCCCGTTCGGTAAGATCACTAGGATCGTGCAGGACTGGGGTACCTCCTTCTATAAGACTATGGAAGGCGTCGCTAAGGAGATCGGTCCCAAGTGGTCAGCGAAGGTCAAGGCCTTCGGTGATTCTATCAAGCCGATCACTGAGAACATCGGTAAGGGACTAGGGACAGCAGTCGAGAACGCGTCTAAGGCTCTCGGTAGCTTCTGGGAAGAGTCCAAGCCTGGACTACTCCTAGCTTGGAACGAAACCATCAAGTCCGTCTCGGAAGCCTTCAAGAGGTTTGGTGAAAAGATTAAAGAAGTTGGAGATATTATCGCCGGCTTCTTTGGTCCCCAGATCGATGCTATCAAGAATTTCGGTCATTCGATCGGGGATAGCTTCAAGCGTATCGGCGAAGGACTGAGCTTCAGCTCGGCTTTCTCCGGAATCTCTGAAGGATTCATGACGATGATCGATTCGTTCGGCCCTCTGGGCGATCTTATCGAAATTGTCGTTGAACTGTTCGGAAAGCTTGGACAAGCGCTGAAGAACCTCAAGGATAATATCTTTGAGGGGGCCTCTACGTCTGGGTCTCTGCTTAATAAGGTTATCGGTGGTTTTGTAGAAACCACAAAGAGTGCATTCGATGCGTTTGGTATCCTTGGTGGAGTTCTAGTCGGTGTAGCTAAGGGTTTTACCAGCCTTGCTACCGCGTGTGCCACAGTACTTTCAAATCTAGTTAAGGGTCTTACTTCTGGTCTTAGCGCCATCAAGGAATTTGCGTCCAGTTCCACGGCTTTCGCCTCGTTTAAGAAGAACATAGGAGATGCTCTGAACGGCGTCGGCGATATGGTCAAGGGTTTCTGGTCCGGTCTTGGCGATAGTCTACAGTCTATGTCTCTAAGTGACATCCTTAGCGGTGCTCTGCTCGGCGGTGGACTTGGTATGGCCTTCAAGACCCTTCAGAACTTGCTTGGCGGTTTTCAGAAGATTACAGATTCCGCCGGCGGACTGATGGATAAGATCAGCGGTGTGTTTGGAGAACTTAAGAAGTCTCTCAGTGCGCTCACTGAAGCTATCAAGGCTAAGTCTCTTCGAGACATCGCGATTTCGATTGCAATTCTAGCCGGGTCACTATTCATCCTAGCCATGATCCCTCCGGACAAGCTAATCCAAGGTGCCATTGCCATTGGTGTCCTAGCCAAGATCCTGACAACGGCTATGGCGAGTCTGTCTTCGATTAAGATGAACCCCAAGCAGCTAGCCGCGCTGTTTGGATCGCTGTTTATGCTTAGCGGAGCTCTGGTCATGCTGTCTATCGCCGTTGCGATTCTCGGTTCTATGGACGTTAAGACACTTGCACAAGGTCTTATCGCTGTCGGACTAATGGTCGAAGGCATGGCAAGGATCGCTAAGAAGCTAGCCTCTGAAGAAAAGAAGATGATTTCGGGAATTGCCGCATTGATTGGGATGGCAGTCGCTATCAACATGCTGATTATCCCGATTGCAGTACTCGGACTGCTTCCTACAGGAGTGGTAATTCAAGGATTAGTCGCAGTCGGTCTTCTTATGGGCGGTATCGCGGCGTTTATTTTGGTTCTCAACAAGAGCAGCTCGACCCTCTTGCAGATGGTAGGGATAGCAGTAATGCTGGTCCAATTTGCCAAGGCAATAGCTATCCTTTCCGCTGTCGTAGTGGCATTGGGTGCTATTCCTACGGGGGTGTTGATCCAGGGTATTCTAGGACTAGCTGGAGTCGTAGCGATTATGGCTGCAGCTATGATAAGTATACCTCCAACGGCCATTGCGGGCGCTTTCAGTATGTTAATCATGGCCGGTGCCATGCTTTTAGCAACTAAGGCGCTTGAGGAAATCGGAAGTATGCCATGGTCAGACTTTTTGAGCGCGGCACTCAAAATGGGAGCCGTAATCACAGGTCTGATCGTTGCCGCTAACTTCGCACAAGGTAGTATTGCCGGGGTTGCTGCACTTCTCGTGCTTGCAGTTGCTGTTCGAATCCTAGCCAGCGCCATTTCAGTAATTGGTGAAATGGATGCCAGTAAGATTGGAATCGCTATGCTTGCTATTGCGGGCGGTCTACTGATTTTCATCGGTGCTGCGGCGTTGGCACAAATGGTGATTCCTGGTCTTATCGCACTTACTGTAGCTATCGCCGCCCTCGGTCTAATTGCACTTGGTATCATCGGAGGGATTACACTTCTGGTGATGACATTCACCCTATTCGTGACAGCAATTAGTTTGGCGGGCCCTGCGATTGGCGCCGGTATAGTAGCGATCGCTTCCGGAATTGCAGCGGGTGCATCCATCATTGCGGCCGCATCTCCTGCGATCCAAGCAGCACTGGTCGGTGTTGCGAACGCCATCAAGAATGCCGCTCCCGCCATTGGAGAAGCTCTGCTGGCACTGGTCAAGGCCTTTGGTCCAGTTCTTGTGGAGCTTATTAAGGTTGTCGGGGATGGAGTCAGGCAGCTTGCCGAAGAGTTAATTAGACTAATTGCCGAAGAGGGTCCGGGTATTATCTCGGCTGTCATCGGTTTCTTGGTTGAGCTACTTACGCAGCTGGCTGATAACATGCCCACCATTCTCGAAAAGCTGATCGCGATTATAGAAGCGGTTCTTACCGCGATCGATGAGTACCTTCCAGTTTTGGGGCAGCACCTTATTTCTTGGCTCACCTCGATTATGGAATGGCTTCAACAGCTAGTGCCACTAGTCCTACAGTTCGTTGTGGATTTGGTCGTCAGCATCATCAACACTCTCGCGGAGAACATTCCACAGATGGTTGAAGCAGGCGTCAACCTGATTAATGCATGGCTGACTGGTATGGCTAGTATGGCGGCCGGAATTATCGACGCAGCATTTAACGCTCTCATCACGTTCATCAACGCATTCTCGGATGCGATTGATCAGCGTGGTCCCGAGCTAAAGGCAGCAGTTTGGAAGCTAGTGAATAGTATCGCGAATTTCCTTTTCGGCGATATTGCAAACATCGCCAGCGACGTCGGCGCTCACGCAGTGTCCATCGGTGGTAACATCATCGACGGTATCAAGAGAGGCATCAGCAACGCTAAGGATGCAGTCATCAACATGATGCGCAACCTTGCGAGCAGCTGTCTCGACACTGTGAAGAGCTTCCTCGGCATTCACTCTCCTTCAAGGAAGTTTGCCGAAGTTGCGAAGTTCATGATGCTTGGTATGTCGAAGGGCCTCGGAGATAACGAGGACATGGTATACCGTGATCTGAAGGATATTTCCGAGAAGATCCTGGACACTATGGATGTCAACATGGATTACGCGCCCGTGATTAAACCCACGGTCGACACATCCGAGATCCAAGGCCTGCGTGACCTAGAACTCAGCGGCGTCCATGCGTCTGTTATTAGTTCATCGGTTCAAAATGGCAGCCAAATGCAGCAAGAGATCCGAGCACTTCGCGAGGAACTGAAGAACAACCAGACCCCAACGGTCTTCAACCAGTACAATACATCGCCAAAGGCGCTCGATTTGAACGAGATCTATCGTCAGACCGAACGCCAGATCGAACGGATGAAAAGGATGTGATCGTCATGCCCATCTCAAGAATTTCACTTTTTTCTAGTGTTGATGCTAGTATTCTTCACCTTGATCTAAATGTCATTCAAGAGGGATGGGTGGCTCAAATCATCGAGGGTACGTTCGGTGATAAAACCAACTACAGCTTTACAGACGGTAATCTTACCTCAGTTGAGTCGTCTAACATTGATATTAATGTTCGGATGACTCCTGTAGTTCCCATCACCGAACGTACCCCCGAACAGATCCTTACTTATCTAGGAAAGATCGTCAGGGATAGTAGCGTAACTTTAATCGATACAGACACCCCGGGCCTATCTATCAAGTATACGAAACAATCTGGCGACGTTTTTACTAGAGAACTTGAAGAACGTCCTACTTCATCGTGGACGCAAAACTGCGTGGTTAGAGAGATTAAGTACAACTACTCGGAAAACCCGGCCACAATCGAATTTACAATTACGACAACTAAACCTTACCTTACGGGTTCGACTCTTGATTTCTACCACAAACTCGGGAATACGCCGCAGCCTGAAGAGTTCGCACAGTTTTTAAAAATCTTTAATCGTCTGCGCGATCTTGACGTCTATGGAGATATTGACGGCCTTGCCTTGTCGACACCTGCCTCGTACAAAGGTAGCTCCAGATCTATAGACATCAATAGATTTCCGTATAAAATCTACGTTAAGACCGAAGACGCATCTAAACCGTGCGAAACATGGATCACTAAGTCCAATACAGGGTATAAAACATTTAGATTTCTAGGCGGTGCGAATAACGTTAGCTCATATGGGTATATAACTGAAGCATATCCTATGTTCCACGTGGGTATAGTCAAGTATATTCTGGAAACTCACGGTAGTTATTCAAGTAAGATGACTATGCCCGTAGGAAAAGCTAATGCTTGGGTTAGATTCACACAGCTGAAACGAGGTCTGTAACGAAATGCCAACTATGGTACAAGTCCATAAACCAAGGACTACTCAATTCGACAACTACCCCGTATTCGATCTTCTGATTAATCAAGACCTAAAGTCTTCGTCTCTAAAATTTAGGTCTACTGACCCTAAAGCTCCACTACCGGGCAGCCTAGTCGCTGTTTTCTCGGCGGTAGATTTGGCGTTTGTAGTTGAATCTGTGACGACAGATTTTAATGGCGTGACGGAGGTCAATTGTATATCGGCGTGGGAGTTTCTAAAGCGTAGAAGCTGGAAAGCATACGCTAAGCGGGATAAGTTCTACCCCAGAGTTGACGCCAAGACGTATCGCGATTTCTTCGACTGGATGAATCTTACTCCAAACCAGAGAATGGGTTTTGATTGGTATTCTAACATTCCCCTTACCGATTTTAATGATGTGGACGTAGATCCCAACACGTCGGTTTACGACCTAGCATGTGATATTATCGCCGGAAGAAACATGGCATTAGTTTCACGCATATCAGATCAAGTATCAAAAACCAACACTACTAAAGTAATTCTAGACCTTTTGGATCTAGACGATACTACTTCAGGTGCGCCCATTGCTAATATTGGTTATGTAAAGGCTTCGTTCAAGAGACAGCTTCCAGAAAAGCCAACACACTGGACGATTATCGACACTGCAGACTCTGGAAGCTATAAAGTTTCATCCCGAGGTAACATTCGAACGTGGAGGCAGAATCATGCATACATGTTCGATAGCGGAGAATATAAAGGTCCGTATCGCTACGAAACCGCGATCCAAGGTGACTCCAAGAAGAATTGGGGTCCGCTAACTATCGATATTAGGCCCGGTGAACTAAGGACATCTGTTGTCGATATTGATAAGCTAGACGGCGAGAACTTTGGTAATCTAACTATCGGTAAACCTGTATCGTTCTCTACCCTTGGTATGTACGTTACGGGATATGTAATCAGCAGGTCTGTTAGCGGTGGTCAGATCACCAATTATTCGATCAAAATCCAGCCTGATCACTTCTACCAAGATGGGAGGGACGTCACGGGAGAATGGATGTAGGAAGACTAATCGAAGTCCTCCTACCTTTGGGTTCAGCGCTTCTTGGCGGCTCGGGCGTATGGGCTTGGCTTCAGGCTAGGTCCACCAAACATCATGCTGAGGATGACCTTCTCATCGGTGTGGCTCGATCGCAAATAATTACGCTCGGACGGTACTATATCGAGAGGGGTTATATCCTGATCGATGAGTACGACGACTTTTACAATTACTTGTATAAGCCGTACGTCGAAATGGGCGGCAATGGATTGGGGAGAAGGATCTTCGAAGAAGTCGAGGACCTCCCAATGCTACCTAAAGGTAGCGACGGAAGGAAAGAATTATGAAGAACCATCACTACGATGCGCTCAAGAACGTTGCTCTGCTGTGGGTTCCCGCACTGGCAACATTTGTCAACACCGTTGGTATGGTGTGGGGAATTCCCTATACCAATGAGGTCACGGCAACCATCACGGCGCTGGGTGTTCTCATTGGGGCTGGTCTCAAGGTCAGTTCTAATAACTATACCCCGCCGGTCGACGGAGATCTCGTCGTCACCAAGCATGATGAAGTCTACGCTGATTTCCCAGCAGAGCCTTCCAAGCTTAATGATGGCGACACGATCACTATGAGGGTCACGAAGCCTTCCGGGACTTCAGACTAATAAAAACACGGGTTATAGTGAGATATATTCACTAGAAAGGAGCATCTCATGCCCAACGTCGAACGCCTCTACGAACACGAGGACCTCGAAAACGAAGTTCTTAATTGGCTCGGCGGGGGAGAGCCCCCCCCCAAACAAAACACACCCCCCCGC